CGTTTCCTGCGAGTACGGCCATGATGGCTCCTTAGGTGTAGGACAGCGCGCCGGTGCCGGTGAAGGTGTAGGAGGCGGTGATGATGCCGTTTTCCGGCGCGGAGAATGACGCCTGAACAAAGGCGTTCCCGCTGTAGTAATTCGTGCCGTCCACGTAGAAGCGGATCGCCACGGTGGAACCGGCGAGGAAGGCGGTCTTCAACGCAACATGGCCGTTGGTATCGGCGGTGTCGAGACGGCCGGAACCGCTGCCGCTCCATTCCTTGATGGTCGAGGTGCGTTCCTTCCAGGTGTCGCCGAAGGCTTGCGTCTCTTCAAGTCCGGTCTGAACGTCGAGAGACCAATTGTCCATCTCGCCAATTGTGTTCGTGCTGATCTTGAGCGCGGCAGCATTGCCTACCATTACAGCCATAGGGGCTCCTTTCGCCTTACGGCGATAGCTAAAAGTGGGTGGCGGAACATCTCACGACGTGCCGCCGGCACCCGCGCCTAAATGGCGTGGATGATGTCAAATTCAAGGACCACAGAGTAGAGTTTTGCGCTCGTCTCCAGGTCGTGCTCAAACTCATTGCGCCGCCCGTTGAGGTGGGTGCTGTGAACCGTCAGTGAGCCGGCCGCCGTGGTGATTTCGGCGGCGTGGTTGATGACGTTGGTGTAGACCAGATCGGCCAGGTCTTCGGCGGCCTTCGGGTTGCCTTGCGCCATGCAATACAGCGCCACCGGGCGCCGTGTGGCCGTTGGCGCGGTGCTGCCGATGGAGTGGAACGGCGCGGAGTCGATGACCTCGATGACGATGGCCGGGTAGTCCACCACGCGGCCCTGATCGGCGTGCATGTCGTACACCCGCGTACCGGTCAGGTTAGTGATGGCGGAAACGGTCTGGAGGTACTTATAGAGCGCCTGGTAGATTCTCATGCAGCCCGCCCAAGCGCGTCAAATGCGGCCTTAACGCGCGCTTCTAGGAGCCGCTTCACGTTGTTTCGCTGTGCACGGATGGCGTCACGGAAGAACGGAATCGGCCGGCTGCCAGGATGCTGCGTTTTCTTGGCGAAGCGTTTGAACAGGTTGCCGAACATGAGGAACTTTTTATCCTTTGGCGCTACCGTGTGCGCCTTCGTTCCGAACTCAACCAGATGCGCGTGCGGTGCCGCCTGCTTGAGCGTGTAGGCGTAGGCTTGCAGGAAGTTCTTGAATTGCCGCCCAGCAGCCGCCGCAAGCGATCTTTTCAGCCCGCCCGGTGCGATGGCCCGGCCCCGGTAATTCGTCGCGTAGGGTGCCACTGGCGCGCGAGCTTTGGCCGCGTCGCTGATGAGGTTCGCCCCGTCGAGGAGCGCAGCGCGCACTTCGGCCCCTTGCGCGGTTTTCTTGAGCTTTTCCAGTTGCCCGGCGAGTTCCGTGAGCCCTTCGATTTTGATGTTCAAATCGTGACCTCAGAGCATTGCAGCGCGAGCATTTCGTTGCGCTCGTCCGGGTTGGCGATGGCGCGGATGTTGAAGTAGCGGGCTGCGTTCGAGTTCTTTGGGTCGGTGAATTTCACCCGCATATCGGGCGTGTACCCGGCCTTGTAGCGGACGGTGATGGAGTGCGAGAGGTCGGAAATCGTCTGCTTCGCCTGGAAGAACTCGCGCCCGCCGCTGGTTTCGATTGAGCCCCAGCACTCGGAAAATGTCGCCCATGTTTCCGTGCGGTCGCCGTTGACATCGACGGATAGGCTTTTCTGTTCGATCAGGAGCCAGTGGCGGAGGGTGCCGGCGCGCATTACCAAATCCTCCAATTAGCCAGCAGCGCCCGGCTGCCGAGTTCCAGCGCCTTGCTTTCAACGCTGGCCGAGTTGCCGAGGACGACATCTTCACGGTGCTCGTAGAGGTGCGCGGCGATGAGGAGGATTGCCGCCTGGATCTCGTATGGCGCATCCGCTGCCGTGGTCCACCCGCAAACGAACTGAATTTCGATAGGGTCGAGGACGCGCAGGGTTGTAGATGGCCAGGATTGGTTGTAGGACAGCGCCAGGACGCCTGGATCGCGGGCGGTGGATACTTCCCAGTAGTCAGCGGAAAACGTCGTCTGCGTGCCCGCCGTGTCGGTGTATTTCACGTGGGTGACGCTTTGAAGTTGGCCGAACGGCAGGGTAAGCCGGTCAGTGTAGGGGAAGCCGTCGAGGAACCACTTCCACGTCTGCGTCACTAGCTTGCGCCCGGTGATCGTTTCCACGTACGCCTGCGCCGCCCGCACGTAGGGTTGGTACTGCTCGGCTGGTTGCCCGGCCGCGCGCGCGTGCGCCTCCATCTGCGCATCGGTAATGGCAAATTCGGTTGGCGCGGTGACGAGTTGGTAGGCGTGGGAGGTCATAAAAAGAAGCAGCTAGCGGCGGCAAGGGATCAGCCACTTGACGGGGTGCCACTGGTTGTCGCCTTCCAGGTAGCTGCGAATGGCTCGAACAAAGGCGGGGCGGAGGAGCCGCCCCGGTCAGGAGAGAGGAGCGGACTAGTCGATCACGGAGTTGGTCGTGGAGTAGCCGAATTTGGGGTTGTTTAGCACGATCAGAATGCCGCCCAGAACGGGGGAATCGACAACTTCCACCATCTTGAGGCGCACGTACTTGTACCCGGCGCTGGCGAGTTCCTGCTCGTCCACTTCGACCACGTACACCTGCGAACTGCCCGCCGTGGTGGCGAAGCCAGCCGTAGTGGCAGCCGTCATGGCGCCGTTCGTGTCATTGGACGTGATGGCGCGGTAGTAGAACGGAACCGCCGTTGTGTTGGACGGGGTCACGTCGTCGCAGGCTTCGACGGTAACGGTCGAGGTGCCCGTTGCGCCCACGCCCTTGTAGATGATAAAGGTGGCGGACTGGTGCCCGGTGATGTCCACGATATCCGAGCCGGTCGTGCCGGCGAACGCATCGGCCACCGGGTCCAGGCCCTTGACCACATGCTTCGTAGCGAGAGATTCGTAACGCATAGTGAGTTTTCCTTGTGGTTTTGTAGGCGAGGGCGGTAGTTAGCCGCCCTCCGGTGGATTAGGCGCGAACGGCGGTGGTGACGAACGGCGACACCGTGTTACTGCCCTTGAATTGCGTGATGGGCTTTTTGATCGACGGCATTCCGTTGATGTCGTAAGACCACTTGAACGCCATTTCGTCGTAAATGAAACGGACGTGCATGGACGTAGCGGAGCGAAGGCCGGAGCCCTGCGTGATGACGACGTACTGGCTGAAGTCGGCCAGAACCATGTCGCCAGCGGTGCCGAGGGTTTCGGCCTGCTCCACGATCACGACCGGATAGCCGAACAACGTACCGAAGTACGGCGAGCCGGCGGCGTTGCCGTTGGGAAGGAACACGGGCATCTGCCCGACGGTCATGAGCGGCAACTGGCCGACAACATCGCGGTTCAGGAACCACGCCGGATTCGAGCCGGGGACCGTCCGCAGACGGGACAGCATGGCGGTGGCGTTTTCAATGACGAAGGTGGCGGCGGTCTGCGCGGCCTTCTTCGCCACGCTCACCAGCAACGCCGTTCCTTCATGGGCGGCGGTGCTGAAGCCGAGGCACTGGCCGACGCCGGTACCGCGCCAAATTTCGTTATCGACCGTGAACGCGAACTCCGAGGAAAACGAGTCTTCCAGGATGGAGGCGTAAGCCGGACCATTGCGCAATTGGCGTTCGGAGGCGTAGGCAAGGCCCTTGAGCGTTTCGAGCTTCAATTCCGACCGGTTGATAGTCGGCTTGGTGGACGTCGGCGCATCGGTTTCCGAGGTGCGATAAACCCGGATGCCGCCCCAGCGGGAGCCGGTCGCGCGGCTGGTTTCGTCAATGAACGGCAGTTCGACGCTATCGCTGCCTTCGCCAATCGGAATCTCTTTGCAGAACGGCAGAATCTTCGCGGATTCGCGGGCCTTCGCCAGCAACGCCGTCGAGAACTCCGTACCGATCAAAAAACCGCCGTCGGCCGGAACCGTAGCCGAGCCACCGGAAGCGGCAAGGTTCTGCTCAAACAGGCGCTTGTCCACCTGCCCGCCACGTCCATGGAAGGCGCCGGCAGGAGACTGCGCATAGGCGATGGCGGAAAGCTGCTCGCCGAAGTTGGCAAACGGCCGCTTCGCTTCGTTGTCGCTGGTCACCCGGCCCGATTCGCGCGTCGCGTTGGCCTTCGCCTTCGCTTCCAGCGCCTCGACCGCGGCCAGTTCCTGCTTGGCGGTGTTCAGTTCGGCTTCCTTGGTGTCCACCGCGGCGAGGTGCGCGACGACATCGGCCGCGGCGTCGGACGCCTTCAGCAGCGCTTCATATTCGGCCGTGGTTGCGGCCAGCTTCTCAATGAGTAGCTTCTTTTTCATGGTTGCCCCTTTGCGCTTGTGGCGCGGGTTGATTGTTGGTTAGCGGCCAAGGACGCGGAAACGGCGTTGCTTGATCTGCAGCGCCAGGCGTGCCTTTTGTTCGCTCTGATCTGCTTCGCTGGCCGCGCCAGTGGGTGCAGAGAGGTCGGTGAAAAGCTCTGCCGGTACTTCGATTTGGCAGTCACTCAGAAATTGGGCGGACGGGTCGGCCCCGCGCGAGACAAGCGAGACGTGGAACGGCTGCCACTTAATAGCGCGAAGGTGCGGAATGCCAGTTTCGACCGGCTCGGCCTTTACGAGTTCACCGGTGATTCGCGCGCCCATGGAGACGTTGGCCAGCACGCCGCTTTTGATGTCGCCGATCAGCCCGGCCATCTCCTGTCGGTCTGAAAAGCGGACGAAGGCCCGACCGGTTCCTTTGATTTCGGCGCGCTCGATCACGCCGAGCGTGTGGTCGATATCTTCGACGTGATCCACAACGAACGGAGCCCGGCCGCTGTTCAAGAGC